GTCGCCATCCATGAACATCGAGCCAACGCGAACGTTCTTCGCGCTCGGGTGCGAGGCGATAACCTCTTTCGTGGGCTCGCGGGCGGCCGGTGACGCAATGTCCTTCGGTAGACGCGCGATCGCCTCGGCTAACAGCTTCGGCGTGTCCTGGCCCTCGCGCGCGATCAGCGCCGGGTCATCGGGGCGATACATCGATCCGTGCGCGCCGAACTCGCCAAGCATGTTCTCGGGGTGAGCCTTGAAATAATCGTTGAGCGGGACCGTCGCGCCGTTCTTGTCGACGTGATCGCTCGTGCCAAGCCATGCTGTGTCGCCTGGATTGTCACCCTCGGCGCGCTTGCGGAGGAAGATAATGTCGGTCGTGACTTCTGTTCCGGCATTCGCCTTGAAAGCGTCGTTCGGCAGGCGGATCGCACCAACCAAGTCAGCGCGGTCGGCGAGGTATTGCCGCGCTTCGTCGCGCGCGCCGTCGAGCATCCGGTTGGTGACGACCATCGACATAATTCCGCCGGGCTTCAAAGTGTCCAGCGCCTTGGCGAAAAAGTAGTTGTGGATTGAGAACTTGGACAAATCCTTGCGGTTCGGATCGTAGAGCTTCTCCGCGCCAAACGGCGGGTTGCCGATCACGGCGTCGAAATAGCCGTCCGGGGCCGTGTATTCGGCAAAGCTCTTGGGTGCGGCGATCTTCGCGTTCGGATAGAGGCGCTTCGCCATTCCGCCGGTGATCGGATCAAGCTCGACGCCATGCAGCTTCGCGGCAGCGCGCAAATCCTTCGGCATGAGGGCGAAGAAGTTGCCGATGCCGGTTGACGGTTCGAGCACGCGCCCGCCATCGAAGCCGAGATGGCGCATCGCGTCCCACATGCCCTTGACGATTTCCGGGCTCGTATAATGGGCGTTGCGCGTCGAGGCGGCGGCCCCGGCGTATTCCTCGTCCTTGAGCGCGGCGCGGAGTTGCGCGCCTTCCTTCTCCCAACCCTTCGCGAAGCCCTTGTCGACTCCTTCGAACGCCTGCGGAATGCCACCCCATCCGACGTATTTCGCCATGATGGCCTGATCTTGGCGCGTCGCGGCCTCGCCGCTGGCCTCCAGGCGCTTTAGCGTCTCTATCGCGGCGAGGTTCTGCTTGAACTTGGTTTTCTGGCCGCCCTTGCCTATTTCATCGGCCTCGGTCGCGGCAAATTCGTTGGCAGTCTGCTCTGCAATTCGCCCGGCTGCGGGCTCCCTCGCTCCGTTCCGTTCATCTTCCGCAACATTTGCCCCATGAACGCTTGCGTCGGGCCGAACGTCTGCGCCGCCACGTTCGGGCTCGGCTCGCGGTCCATCTTCGCCTTTTGCTTCGGCTCTGGCGGCAGGAACAGATACTCGCCCTTCGTCCGCTCCCAGGCTTCCTCGCTCGACAGCCCCGCGTTCTCCAGCGCCGACACTTCCCGATACGTCAGTTTCGCCGCGTCTTGCAGCGCCTCGTCCAGCACTCCCGCTTCCTCGAACTCCCTGTATCGGCTCGGGAGAAACTCCTTCCAGTGGGCCTTCGCGTCCCTCACCCAATTTTGCAGGTTCATTTGTCGCCTCTTTCGCCAGCGCGGCGGTGTCCGCGCTCTCAACTTCCCCCGCCCCGCTCAAGCCGTCAAGGTGAGTGCTGCGATGGTCGAACTTGGTGGCAAGATACCACGATTTCAGATGAGGAATGACGTTTTCGCCAAGATCGGCGACCATCGCCTTGACGTAATCGCCGAATTTCCGCGCGCCGGCCTCGATGTGATAGCCCGACATGGCTATGCCATCCATCAAGTCGGCCGGGTCGATGCCAGAGTTGAACTGGCCCTTGTGGCGGTTTTTGAACCGCTCGCGGGCTTCCTCGTAGGCGCTCTTGGTGAAAGTCTTGTTGTCCGCGCCGTAGGCGGGGGCGGCGGGCTCTGGTTTGGGTGTGGCTGAGGCTTCCTTCGGCGGCTCCGCGCGCTCGCCGCGCTCGATATATCCGACAATCGCCCTCTTGAGCGCGTGAGAGGAATCCTCCCACCGCTTGAAATGCGGGCCGTTTTCGGCTCCTGTCACATCCTCGCCGGTGGCAGCGCGCACATAGTCTGCGCGCTGCGCGGGCGTCGCATCGTTCCACACGTTTTGCGGCCAGATGACCTGTTCTGGCTTGGCTTTTTCAGTCTCTTGCGGCTCAGTGGACCGCATATCCTCAGAAACGTGGCTTTCCGGCGCTTCGGATTTCGTAACTGGCTGTTCTGCAACTATTTCTTGACGTGTGCCAGACTTGGGCGAAAAGTTGCTCTCTTTCGGCTCATGCGAACCGAACAGATAATCGTTGAGCGTGTCGCGATCGGACGGGGAAAGGTTGTCCGCGCGCATCTGCTCGAACATATCACCCATCCACTTGTCGCCCTTGGACGCCGCCTCTTTCGTGGCTTCGTCAATCAACCATTCGCGCTGGTCTTTCAGGGTCGCGTTGCGCTTCCTATTGGTCGAAACATCGGCCTTCGGCGTCGGCGAAAGCTCGCGGCCGGACTCGCTGTAGAGCTTGGTTCCTGGGGTGACGATGTAGTTACCGCCGTCATCATTTAGCGGCGTCACGGCGGCCTTCGCCGCCTCGACCTTCGGCTTGCCCCCATCGGCTGCCGGATGTTTAGGTGTAACTCCTTGCGCAATCTGGTTGCGCGTAATGGCGTTTTGCTGTTCTTCCGTAAGGTTGTTGAAATTCTTATTTGGGACACCCAACCTTTCGGCGAGTGCGGCTCGCGCTGAACCTGTCAGGGTGTTATCCCAACGAATGTTAGCGCGCTGAATGTCGATAAGCTGAGGCGCTTCGGCCTTCTCATCGGCCTTGATCGCCTCCATCTTCTTGATGTTGTCGAGGCGCTGCTGCTCGCGAGCGTCAATGACGGGCGGCGCATTCGTTTCCGGCTTCGCCGCTTCGCCCTTCGGCTTCGCCTCAAACCCGCGATTCGTCGCCTTGACCTCGTGCGTCTCGCCAAGGCCTTTGTTCTCGATGAACGACTCGACGGCGACCTTTGAGCGCGAATACCAGTCCTTTGCGCGCTCGGCGGCTGCGGCGCGCTTGGCGTCATCGACGACTGGCGCGGATTCGGTCGGCGTGGGCGCTTCGCCCCTACGCTCGACCTTGCCAATCTCAAGCGGGCCGGGCCGCGCGTCCTTCGCCTGCTTTTTGATGGCGTCGCGCACGGTCGCGCCATGCGCGCGGACTTCCTCGTCGGACATGCCACTCGCCTCTCGGGCGAACTTCAAATAGTCGGCGTCGCGCTTCGACGGGACTTTCTGCGCCGCGATGTAGGCGGCCTTGTCCACGTCATCCTTGAAGTTCAGCGTGAACTTCTTGGCCCCGAAGGCGTAGCCCGGCTTCGCGCCAGCAAGATCGGCGGGTAGCGTGGGCTTCTCAACCTTGGCGCTCGGGAAGCTCTTGACGTGCTCCAGCGCCTCATGGACTGGCGCGTCGATGACGATAGCCTTGACCGGCTCGCCCTTCTCCTGGGCGGCGAGGGCTTGGTGGTGGCCGTCGATGATATGGCCGTCGTTCGAGACGATGACGGCGCGATCGCCGTCGCCTTCTTCCTTGGCGCGCGCGACCTTCTCCGGGGAGAACTCGGCCTGCGTCGGCTTGAGAAGATGCGACGGAACCTCCAGCGTCGTGTGTTCGACGCCTTGCCCCTTGACGAAGTTGACGAGAGCGCCGTGATGCTCGGACGCAACTTGCGGCATTTCCTCGCGCGGAATGCCGAGCGTGCCTGATTCGGGCGCGAACTTCTGCGTTTCGCCCTCGCCCTTCTTCGGCAGGCGATTGATGGCCGTCTCGACTTCCTTGCGGGCGGCAATCAGCGGGCCAGTCCAGCCGTTCGCCTTGCCCTGCTCCGCGATGTATTTCAGCCGGGCGCGAAGCTGCGGCTCGTCCATGCTCGACGGCAAATGCGCCATCGTGTCTTCGCGGCGAGCAGCGATCGTCGGGCGCGCGGGCGCGGGCGGCGTCACGCCATCCGGCTCTTTGGCCTTCGCGGGCGCGGGCGCGGCGTCCAGCTTGTCCTCGCCGCCAAGGCCCATGTCGTCGAGCGCGGCTTTGGAAAGCGGCTTCGGCGGAATTGCCGCCAGTTCGGCCGCGTGATCTTCGGCAAGCGTGCTGCCCTGCGGCGCGACGCGCGCGCCGCCCTTGTCGAGCGGCTTCCCAAGATCGTCGTGCGCGATCGTCTGTTCCTCGCCGTCGTCGCCACGAACCGTCAGGCCGTCCGCGTCATGCGCGGTGACGACGCCCGCCGTCTGACCAAGCTCGTCGGTCACGACGGCGCGCTTGCCGACCAAATCTGACACGGCGGCGAGATGCGGCGCAGCCTTCTCAAGCACGCCCGATAGCGGGCCGGCGTTCTGTTGCGCCCACGGGCGGGATATTTCGCCCGCCATCGGGGCTTGGGCCTCACTCGGGTTGACGCTGTTGGCGCGCTCTGACCACGGGCGCGCGGGCGGGCCGCCTGATCCGCTACCATCGGGGCCGTTCCCGGCCGAACCAATGCGCGCGGTCGGCGGCGCAACCACGCCGTTAATCACCACGCCGCCAGAACTGCCACCATCGGGGCCGCCGCTTGAGCCACCGTCAGGCGGTGGAGGAATAATCTCGCCGTCAAGCGGCAATTCTCCCTGCGGGCGTGGTTTCCCGGCGCGGACCGCGCCAGCCACGCCCCCAAGGCCGCCAGCCAACATACCCGTGATGAAGTCGCCGAACGTGTCCTTCATCGGATCGAGCGACGTTCCAGCGCCCGCGTTGATGCCGGCCTTTGTCGTCACGCCCATGCCGGCGTTGACCGCGCCCATTTCGAGGCCGCCAGTCGCCGCAGCGCCAGCAACTCGCCCGGCGACGCTATCGCCGACAGCGCCGGCGACAGGATGCAGCAACTTTCCGGCTACGCCGCCGCCAAAAACAGCCAGCGGCAAAGTGAACGCGAAGGCGTATCTCTCGGCCGCCGCGCTCGTCAGGTTGAGCGCCTGTTGCGGCGTCTTCCCGCTCGCGATCAACTGGCGGTAATAGGCCGAGTTGGCCTGCAACTGTGATGGCGCGTCTGGATCGTCGGATGACGGCGTTTCCGCCATGTCCTTGATCGTCTTGCGCGCCGTTTCGGACGACATTCCGCCGCCCTGCAAGCCGCCAATAGCCCCGCCGCCGGCCGGGCCAGTCGCGGCCGCCGCTGCAATAATCGGCAGCATGGTGCCGAACAGGTCAAGCCCGAGCGCCGTATAGCCCCGCGCGCTGGGGTTTTTGCCAAGCGTCCATGTGGAAGGCTTGTTCCAGGAGCCGCTCGGCGACGTGTCCGCGATGGCTTGCTTTGTCGCGTCGGAAATGCCGCCCTGGATGTCCTCGCCAGCTCCTTGAACCTTATCGCCGGCCTCGCTCAAGAGGTCGCGCGCCGGATCGGCCGTCTTGCCAAAGAGCGCGTCGATGATTGGCTGCGTCGTAAACTCAGCCGCCGCCTGCGGAGCCGAGCCGATGCCATGAAGGACAGCGCCCAAGCCCTTGACGACGCCGCCGCCAAGCTGGCGCGCCATGTCTTGCGTGACGCCGGGCTGCGGCGCTGGCGCGGGCGGTGCGGGCGGCGCGGGCGGCGGATAGATCGTGTCGGCCAGCGTCTTGGCGCGCGCTGAAATGTCATCCGAATAGGCCGCCGCGTCATCCGGCGCGCCGCCGTGGTGCGCCATGATGGCCTGATCCATCGTCATTCCGCCGTCGAGAAATCCCTTGAGCTTCGCGGCGGCGTGATTGAGGTTCGTGTCCGTGTCGTAAGGATTTCCCCCGAGCTTGGAGGCTTCCGCGTCGGACATATTGATGAGGCCGCGCGTCTTCGCGCCTGGGCCGGTCGACTTGTTGAACGGGTTGAAGCCCGAGTCCTTTTGCGCGATGGCAAGAAGCGCGTCGACTGGAACGCCGTATTTGCTGGCCGCGCCCTCGAATTTCTTGACAAGATCGGGAGTGAGCGATTTTTCCGGCTTGAAATCTCGCCCCGCGCTGGCGGCGACCATATCCTGCCGATCGGCATTGGCGGCGGCTACTTGCTGGTCTGCGGGGGCGTAGGCGGGGTCGGAAATGGTGTAATTTGAATCGCCCACTTGACGGCCCTCGCGGTATGATCGGATTATCTCCGATCTATACCGCGTTCCATCGGAAAATGGAAACGATTATGTTCCCTGCCTGAACATTATGCTCCGCTGCGGGCGGCTCATGAGCGTTCCAGCATAGCCGGCGCTCGGCGGCTGGCCAGTGAAGACGCCAAGCGGCTGCGACGGGATCGCCGATGGCTGCGCGGGTGCTTGCTGGGGCGCGATTTGCTGCGGGAACGCGGTTGTCGCTGGCCCGCGTGCCGCCGCCGTATTGGCGTCGTAAAGCTCTGACGCCTTCGCCATCTTCTGATCGGCGCTCAACTCGACGGGCTTTCCGTCGGGGCCAACTACAGCCGGGAAACCGTTGTTGTCCTCAAGGTTCTTGTAAAGATCGCGGATGCCGGACGCGCGCTTTTCTGGACTCTCAACTGCCAACTTGGCCGCGTTCTGCTTGATCGTATTGTCGGAATTGACGTTCGCCAGCGCGATTTCGTTCCCGAGCTTGTCTTTCCCCTTCGCGGTGTCTGCTGCCGCCGTCGCCGCAGCGTCCTGTATCGCCTGATTGTGCGCGACGGCCGCCTGCGGGCTGATGAGCCCCGATAGCGAGGAATGAAGATCGCTCATCGACGCGAAGTTCTTGGTTACTTCCTCGCCTGTCTGCTTGTTCTTGTAATGGACAGTCAGGCCAGTCGCTTTGCCTGTGGCGGGGTCGATAATCGGCTCTGCCGACGCCTCGTGATTCGCCGGGTTGATGTAGCCGGCGTTGCTCAAGATTGCGTTGAGATGCGTGTTCACGCCGTCCCAATTGCCCACCTGGGCCGCGCCCTCAAGCCGCCCGAGCGAATCGACGCCCTTCTGGAAGTCTGCGTCTTGGTGCGCCTTCTGGAAGGCGGCCGCGCCCGCCGTGTCGCCACTCGCGAGCAAGTCAGAAACGATCTTGGGGCCGCCCACATTGTAGTAGGTCTGCATCCGGTTGGCGTGTGTCTGATCGTAAAGCTCGCTGGCGGCGTCTTGCGACGGAACCGTTTGGCCATCGACGGAATACGTCGGGTTTCCTTGTGCGTCCTTGCCGACGAAAATCGACTTGGCTTTCGCGGCATTGTAGGCGGCGTCCGAATCGGCGGCTGCGGCCGTGTTGATCGCCGACGTTTCGTTCTTGTCGGTGATGTCGCTTTCCTTGTCCTTGAGCTGCAAGTCGCGAAGATTTGCGCCGGCGGCGTAATCCTTCTGCTGCTGGCCAAAAAGCGTCTTGTTCTGGTCGAGATTGTTTTGGCCCTGCGCGATCGCGAGCGTCGAGGCGTCGCCCGCGCGCTTGTCAGCATTGGTCGCGAGATTGTTGCTGAACTGCTGCTGCGTGATCGCGGCGTCAGCCGCGTTTGCCGCTCGCGCCGCCGCTTTGCCCTTGTCGAGCCCGTCCATGAAGGAGCCGATGCCAATGCCGAAATTAGACATGATCTAAGCCTTTCAGGCCGCCCCGGAGGGTGAATAGAGAAGTGATTGTGCCGGCAGGACCGAGCCAAGGGCGGGCGGGCGGGCGGTAGCGGATGGAGTAGATGACTGCGGCGTCGTGCCGTAGCGCGCCATGCTGGCGTTATAGTCAGAGATGCGCTGCGCTCGGTTGGTGTTCAGCGAAGTCCACGTCGAGCCGAGCGCGTTCATGATTCCCGGCGTCATGCCGCCCTTCTGCAAATCCGTCGCGAGGTCGCCGCCGGTGTTCTGCTTGTAGCGATCGGACGCCAAGCTCCATGCGCGTGTGTCCTGATTCGCGGGCGAGAAGTCGCCGCCGCCTGTGTCGTTCCATGTCGAGCCAGTGAACATATAGCGCCCGGCCGCCGATGATTTCTGACCGCCGGATGTTGGAACGAGCACATTCGGATGCTGCGATAGATCGGCGACTGGCGCTCCCGTGGGCGTGCCGTCATAGCGGATGTTGTATTTTCCGCCGCTCTCGCCGCCCGCGAGCGTGTTGAGAAACGCTTTCTGATATGGCGCGAGGCCGGGCGCGACTGGGTCGGTTGACGCCAAGGTGGACGGCGAAGCTCCTTGTGGCGCGGCGAGCGGCGTCGTCGTGACGGCATTCGACGGCGGTGTCGTTGGCGCGCCGGGTGCGGCAGGCGTGCCGCCGCCGGCCTGCGCCTGCGCCTGCTTCCACGCGGCGCTCGCGGCGTTCAGCGCGTCCGTCTGCTTTTGCTGGGCGTCGAGCACGGATTGAGCCTTCGCCGCCTTGTCAGAAGCGTCGGTTTGCGCTTTCGCGTTGCTCATGAAGCTGCCGAAGTCGAGTCCCCAACTCATGCCGCCAATCCCATAACGCCTTGCGGACGCGGATTCGGCTTACCGGGCCGGATCGACGGGTTTTTCGAGCCGATCTTGTCGACCTTATCGGCAAGCTCCTTCACCGCGCCCATCGTGACGCCCATCGCGTCCATGATGTTGATGCTCTTGCCGTCGCCTTTGCCTGTGGCCTTCTTGAAGTCCTGAGCATAGGTGCCGATGTGGTGCCCCTCGTCCGCGACGCCCTTCTTGTATTTCCAGTTGTCGATCGGCATTTTGCGGAGCGCCTCAAGCGTGCCGCGCGCTTTGCTCTTTTGCTCTTTCTTGGTCTTGTCGCTCAAATAATTGATGACCGAGCCGCCGACTGTGCCGTTCGTTCCGCCGAGATTCGTTCCCCACAGGCCGCCAGCGATGGAGCCGAGTCCGCCGAAAATTCCCGCCGTGTTGGCGTTATTCTGCTGCGTCTGCGTGTTGTAGGCTTGCGTCTGGTCGCCATAAAGCTGCTGCAAGCCATTCATCATGGTCGCATCGCCCTGCGCCTGCCCAGCATATCCCGAGTTCAGGACGCCGAAATTGCTGTTGCCGGCGGCATTGGCGGCAGTCAGCGCGCCCTCGCCGGCATTTCCCGCCGCGATGCCGACTCCCGTGTCTTGGTTCGCCAGCCCGGCATTCGTGTTGCCCATGCCAACTGCTTGCGCTTCGAGCCCGAGAGCTTGCGTCTGGACGGTGTTGTCGGCGTTGTTCATCGCGCCAGCCGTGCCGAGCGCGGTTTGCTCGGCCGCCGCCCGATTGGCCGCGATCGCCGCGCCGCTGTTCGGGTTCGCGCCCTCAGCCGTTAGCGCCGCGTTCGTTTGCTGTTGCTGCGAAGCGGCCTGCTCCTGCACATTCGCGCCGGCCGCGTTGGCGACCTTCGCCTGATTCGCCGCACCGCCCCAATTGTTCGCGGCGTTGATGAAGCTGTTTTCGGTCGGGATCGTGCTGTTGGCCTGCCCCTGCTCGGTCGCGGCATTCGTGTTCGCGTTGGTCTGTGCCGCCGCGTCCGACGTGGCGTTGCCGGTCGCCGCCGCGTTGATGGCCGGCATGTTGGCTTGGGACGTGTTGTATTGCGCCTGCGCGGCATTCAGCCAGTTTGCGCCGTTCTGCTGCGCGGCAGCGCCTGTGGCGGCGACGCCCTCGGCGATCAACGGGTTCGGGGCCGAGGCGGAATTGTTCTTGCTCACGGGGCTGTCTCCTTCTTAATCCACGAGCAATCCTCGCGGAGCATCCCCATAATCACTTGGTCGCCGTCCTTGCAGGCGTTTAGCAAGCGCCCCTCGAACTGGAAACCGAGCTTCACGACAAGAATCAGCGAAGCCTTATTCGCCGAGGAAATTGGCGCTGTGACACGCCGAAGGCCGCATTGCTCGAACGGATAGGCGAAGATGCCGTAGAGCATCCCGCGCGTCGCCCACTGGCGGCTTCCATCCGTCGCAATGTGGATCGTGCATGTGCCACTGTCTTGAAAGTCGCAATATGCCGTGACGGCGCGAAGCGTGTCGCCAGCGCGGATCGCCAGCCCCTTCGTCTCGCTTGGCCATGCTTTTAGGGCGAGGCGCTGCGCTGCCCACGCCAAATCATCCGCCGTGGCGACGGACATCTTTAGGGCGTTGCTGGGCGCGGCGTTTTCCATGTCAAGCACTTTCTCACATGAAAGCATTTATCCAAGCGGTTATTGCGAAATCGCGGCGATCAGCGCGAGAAATTCAGCCCGTAGTGCCACGAGGTCTGAAACGACAGCATTGAAGTCGGCGACGCTCGGCGCGGCGCTTACCGTGGCCGATAGGAGCGTTGGCGTCGCGACCTTAGCGACCGTGGCTTTCAGCGCGGTCAAGTCTGATTGCAAGACAGCCTTCGCGCCCGGCGCGCCGCGCTGTCCAAGGAGAGTCTCAACGTGTTGCTTCGTCAGGGCGGCGGCGCGATCCGTGCTTGTCGTCGGTTGGGGCTTCACTGTTGCACCTGAAATTCAAACGGGGAGCCCGCGAGGGCGAGCGATGTGATTTGGTTGATGCCGCTGATTTCGATTTCCCATGTGCGCGCCAGGAAACCCGAAGTAAGGCGCTGCACGGCGTTCATGGTGTTGACGGTGGTTGTGAGCACGCCATCCGAGATGATCTTGGCGGCGAACTGCGCGGGGATCGCGGGAGGCGTCGGAAAGCCGGCCGCGCCGCTGTCCGTGCTCGAATAAATGGCCGAGGTCACATTGGCGTCTGTGATCGACAAGGTTGGCAAGCCGACGAGCGGCCCGTAGCCGGTCGTCAGGACCGCGCCATCGAAGAAGCACGCGCCGAAGTTCGTTTCTCCTGGCAGGACATATTTCTTCGTTCGCCACGTCATGTTCATGAAGGACGAATTGAGCGCGTCAAACTCGCCGACTGCGTTGCCCATTAGAAAATAGAGCTTGCCAGCGCCGACCTCGAAAAACAGATAGCTCGAATAGAGGTCCGATCGCGTGAGGAACGGATAAGCTCCCGTCATGTCAATGAGGATCGAGCCTTGAACCGTAGCAAGGCTTTGATTTACATACGAATAGCAGAAAACGTAAAGCCCCATGTATTGCGCCGAAACGAACGTCGATGGGTTCATCGTTCGCCACTGGTCGGTCGTAAACAGACCAGTCACCATTTGCGCGCCCTGCCCCGAAATTGAAACGAGGCCATCCGTTGACGCATAGGCCACGGAATATCCGAGGTTAACGATGCTTCTCTTGCTGACGCCAGGGTAATTTACGTCGAGGCGTTCCATCGTCATCGCGGACGGGTTAATGCCGGTCACGACATATGGATAGCCGTCTGTGATAACCGCGATCGACTGGCCAAAGGCGGCGATGCCGACGATGTTGTAATCGGTCGCCAGCGAATACATCTGCGGCCAAGCGTGCGGCTCCCACGGCTGGGCGAAATAGAGGTTCTTCCCCGAGAACGCCGCCATCATGCCGTTCGGGAGCGGGATAATCCCCGAGAGAGTGTCAACGGGCGGATCGAAGTTAAGCGACGGCAAAAGCTGCTGGTCGATGTTTGCCTCGACGTTATCGACAAACGAAAGCGCCACGACCGGGACCGGGACATTGGCGATGAAATAGAAATTGGTCGTGCCGTTCGAGTCGGTTTGCGATCGGTAGATGTTGACGCTCGTGATGCCGCGAACCTGTAGCGTGTCCTCGAAGCCCGTCAGCGTCACATTCATTCCATAGCTGCGGAGAACTGCATTGCTCACCGTCGCCGGCTGTGATTCCTCGCCGTATTGCGTCATATAAGTATATGTATATACGTAATATTGCTGCGTCGCGGGGTCTGGCGTGCCAGTGACGGCCGCCGTGAGCGCGCCGGCAGGTGGATTGAGCGCCAGCGGGAACACGGTCGATGAGTCGACGACAAGCTGCGGCGGCCCGTTTCCGGTGATGTAAAGGCGGTTGGCCGCGATCGGCGCGGGGGCGACGTCGACGATTTCGCTCCACTCGAACCAAGTGCCATCTTTCACATAAAACATGACGCTCGACGACGCGACGACGCGCGTTAGCGCGGGATAGCGCAGCGGCGTGAGCGAGCCGTCGACGAGCTTGCAGTTGTCCGCGATCTGTGCCGCGCCATCCGGAAGCAAGCGCGGGATCGTGCGAGGAACCTCGCCGGTGAAAGCCGTATTCGTAATCAAAACGCACCCCCTATCGCGTCCTGCGCGAGACTTGCGGCCCACGGGGCTTCGAGGATGGCCGCTGCGGCGGCGTTCGCGTTGACCACGGCGAGCGCGGCGACGGCTGCGGCCTCGGCGGCCGTCGCTCCAGCGAGGGCGGCTATCGCGGCGGTGTTAGCGGCGCTCGCGGCGGTTTGTGTCGCGGTGTCGTATGCAAGCAGAGATGTCGCTGCGGTGAGCGCCGCCTGTGTGATGTTGTTGGCTGCGGTCGCAGAAGCCACTGCGCTGGTGTCGGATGTCACCGCCGCAATCGCCGTCAGAAGCGACGCCTGATCGGCAGCGAGCGTCGCCGCGTCTGAGTTCGCTGTGTTCTGTGCGGTGTTGTAGTTGTTCAGGTCGGAAATCGCGATAAGGTTTAGGACCGTGTTTGTATAGCCCGCTCCGGCAGCGACAAGGACAGCCGCATCAGCCGTGGATTTCGCGCTCGCCGCGTTTGATGCGGACGCGATCGACGCGATTTGGTCTGCCGCCACGGTCGCGGTGAGTGTCGAGACTGTCGCTTGGGCCGTCGCCAGCGTAGCATTGGCAGTCGAAAGCGCGCTGGCCGTAGCCGCCGCCGCCGTCGTCGCGGTGCCAAGCGCGGTGGTGTCGGCGCTGACAACCGCATTAGCGGCAGTCAGAGCAGCCGCAGCGGCCACGGCATTTGCCGTCGCCGTCGCTACTGAGTCGGCCGTGACAAGCGCCTCCGCATTGGCGATCATCTGCGCCCACGATAAGCCGGGGATTTGGCACACACCTTCGGGGCGCGCGAGCGTCGAGTTTGTTTCTCCCGACAACGAAACGCCAAACAGCGTCTCTTGAAATGTCGGGTTATCGTCGCGAATCGGGATCATCAACTGCTTGATGGTGTCGCCCGGCGCATAGGTGAGCGATCCTGTTGTCGCCGTGTAGTCGCCTGGGTGGAAGGCGGTTATGTCGACGGTCGAATAGGTGACGACAACCGGAAGCGGGCTCGGCTGTGACAACCTGACAAGGAAAATCGCCGTCCGCATTTACTCGCCTCGGTCAGTAGAAATCGGCCCGCGTGCGCGCATGAGCGCGTTGCTGGCCGCGAACATTGAAGGCGAAGTGCTTGTCGCAAGCCGCGTTGAATTGGCCCATATGGACTTGCGCGCCCTGCGGATCGTAGGTCGGCTGGCCAGGGATCATCTTGATGCGAGCGATTGCGCCGTCCGCGATCGGGCGAGCGAACTGATCGAACACGAAGTCAGGAACCACCGTCGCTCCCTCGGACGGGCGCAAGAACATACTGACGCGGAGATGGCCGTGCTGGGGCGCGAGAATAATCATCGAGCCAGCGGAGATTTGCGTGATGCAGAACCGTCCGTCGTTGCGTCGCTCTGACATTGGCGGGAGCGGAACCAATGGCGGCGGCGTGTAGCCGGGTTGCCATTGGTCTATGCTCGGATATTGATACTGTGGGGCCGCCTCTCCCTTGTAGCGCGGCGGCGGAATGTCCCATGCCGGGATGAGGCTGAATTGCTCGCGGCGGAGCTTGCGATTGTTGAACCACGCTTCTTCGATCTCGTAGACGCTCGCGCCCTTGATCGACATTCCGGCGAAGCGATGTCCTTCATCGCCTTCAAGAAACTGCTCGTCGATAACGAGCCGCCAACAGCGCGTGCGCTCGCATAGCTCTTGCGACGCCCCGAGAAGATACTGGATTGCCACCGGGTCTGACGTGCCGGGAACGAACGGCAGGACGAACGGTAGGAAGTTGCTGAGAAGCTTCACGCTGCGCTCCCCGGATTAACTGGAACCTTCGTGTTCGGATTGCGCGTCTCGTCTTTTGCTCTGACGCCGATTGCGCCCTGGAACTGCTGATAATGCGCTGCGGCGCGCGCGAGGCTTCCGGCGAACGACGAGTCTTTCGAGTAGGCGCGATACATGACGTAATCGACAAGCGCGCCCTTATACATATCGTGAATGTCAATCGGCACATCATAAGAGGCAATGGCCGTGCTCTGTGTAGCGTTCAGCACGATGGACGCGCCCGTTAGTGAGCCTATGCCCGCTACGGTGAGAAGCATCGCATTGGTGATGCTGATTGGCGCGGAATAGCCGCGACCGGCGTTAACGAGCGAGGCGCCAGTCAGCGCGCCAGCGGCGATCGAGAATGAAATTTCCCACGCGGTTCCGCCGACTGGTGGCGTCGCGTCGGATAGGGTGAATGAGCCTGTCGTTCCTCCGGCTCCCGGCGTCACCGTGCCGAGCGACAAAGCCAGCGGCCAGACTTCGGCGGGGATCGCCGAGGCGATCACTTCGACAATTCCGGTGCCGTCATTCCCCGGATAGACGTAGAAGGCGAACGGGTCGTCTTCATCGAAAATCACGTTGGCGACGATCGAGGTTTGCGGCGTGCAGTTCGAATCGTGCCAGTCGGGTGCGACTGCATCGAGAGTGAGGCGGTCGATGACGCGGACGACGCGCCCGCCGATGCGCGGCGAGTCTGCGTTCGTCTTGAGGTTCCGCACCACGCGGAGAACTTGGGCGTATGCCGGCGGGACGGTCTGATAGGTGCCGGCGACAAGAGGGAGAACGAGCGATTCCGAGAGCGCCGTTGGGTTCTGGAGAACGATCTCCCTCATGCCGTCGTTGAGCCAAGTGACAAGCTCAATCAGCGGCCAGCGGGTATTTGCGGTGTCCTGCAACAGGATCGAGGCGCGCTGCATTACCCAACTGGCGTAGGTGGTCATGGCGTTACGCCGCGTCGCGGAGCGCGGCGGCGATGGCCGCAACCTTCATGTTCTGCGCCGGCGGCGTGCCGAATTTTTCCTCATAGAGTTCGGCGAGCGCGGGGCGCTGCAAGCCGGCAAGGTTGGCGACTGGCGCGGGTTCATCGATGACGGGCTCGGCCGGCGCTTCCGGCTCTGGTTCAAGTTCATCGGCGATTTCGGTCAGCGCGACGGCGGCGACCACTTCCGCGACTTCCTCGACTTCGGCGAGACGATAGCCCTCCTTGATCGAAAGCAGTGTTCCGAGATGGGAAGGGAGTTTCACGTCGGCGACGTGCCGGCCATCTTTGTCTGGCTGAAAGTGATAGGTCTTGTCGCCAAGGACAACTTGGGTGCCCTTCTTTCTCTTGATGATGCTCTCGACCAACATTTTTCAGCCCTCGTTGCGGCAAAAGGGCGGCACATTGCGCGCCGCCCTGCTTCGTTGAAATCACTCGTAGTAGGAAACGACGAGATGCAGTCTGGTCGTGCCATACAGGCTGTTGGCCGCCTGCGCGGCGCTGAACGTGACGCCAATGCCTTGGTCAACCGTGGAAAGGTAGTTGGCGGAGGGCTGCGGCAGCGTCATGCGCGCGATGGCGGTGTTCAAGCCAGCGACGGCGACGGCGCTAAACAGGGTCGGGACGGCGTTGAGAGTGCGGGCCGAAACCAGATCGCCAAGCGTTCCGGTCATAATTCCGACCGTGGCATTCGCCGCCGGCAGAGTCGCCAAGGTCAGGGTGACGGAAGCGCCAGCGAGCGCAACCGCGCCAGCCGCGACAAGAAGCGCGTTGGTGACAGTCTGCGTTCCAGTGTAGCCGTTTCCGGGGTTCGTCAGTGTCACCGCCGTCAGCACGCCGGCGGCGATGGTGAACGTGCCAGCGTAGGGCGTTCCGCCCGAGGGAGGCGCGATGACCGGAAGCGGGAAGGTGCCGTTGGCCGTGCCGCTGCCGCCGCCCGTGATGACGCCTACCTGTAGGTTTGCTTCCGCGTAGAGATAGGCGTCGACGATCTTCGAATTGG